CAGCGGGTTTCATTGAATGAACTTCAAAACGGGTACCAGCGGCAGGCGGATTACACCCGTAAGACGCAGGAGTTGGCATCCGAACGCGAGAGATTGGCTCAAGGAGAGGCAATCGTCCAAGCATTAGAATCCGATCCAGAAGGTACGATTTCCGCTTTGGCGGGTGCATTCGGGGTCGGCGGAGGTAACCAGCAAACCATGCCTGACCAAACAGAGTATGAAGAACTGGACCCCGACGAGTTTCGCTTGCGGCGCATTGAGTCTTCCATTGAAGAACAGAACCGAGCGTTGAGACAGCAAAACTTGCAGAAGGAAGTGAACACCCTCCGTAGCAAGTACGACGGTATCGACTTTGACGAGAAGGCGCTGTACGCGCACGCTCTGAAGAACAAGATCAACAACCTTGATGCCGCATTTACCCACATGAACTGGGATAAAATGCAGACGGCAGAGAAGGACGCTGAGATTGTTGGAGAGAAGCGTGCAGCACAGATCGTTGATGGTGTACCGGGTTCCCCTGAGGGGAATGTAGAGCGTGCAGTTCGTGCGGTGGATTCGATTCGTGATGCTTTTGCGCTGGCAAATCAAGAACTATCCGATTCATAATCAACTATTAGAAAAGGGGTGATTTAGCATGGCCGCAGGAAACTCTGATTTCAATCAGATTCTTAGCACTACGCTAAAGAACTACATCCCGAAGTTGGCGGATAACGTCTTTACTGCCCGACCGCTGTTTTATGCGCTTACCAATGGACAGACCATTCGGCGCATCAGCGGGGGTGCGAAGATCGTTGTTCCGATCATCTACGGGACAAACTCAACCGCTGGTTCTTACGCGGGCGACGACACTATTTCCATTACGGCTCAGACAGGCATTTCGGCTGCTGAGTATTCGTGGAAACAGTACGCCGCTACCGTAACGATCACCGGTATTGAGGAAGCCAAAAACAATGGCGAAGCACAGATCATTGACCTTCTTGAAGGCAAGATCATGCAGACTGAGGAAACCATCATTCAGAACATGAACACAATGTTCTGGGCCGACGGTACTGGCAACGCCAACAAGGACATGCTCGGTTTGAGCGTTCTTGTCGGTGACAATACTGCTACTGTTGGCGGTATTGACTCCAGCGACGCAGACAATGATTGGTGGCGCTCAACAATCCGTAACGGTCCTCTGGATACGGGTCCGGGCGCTCTCGCTATTGAAACTATGGCGAAGATATACAACTCTGTGTCTGTTGGTAACGACCAGCCGACCATTATCATTAGCGATCAGGATGAGTACGAGGCTTACGAGGCTCTACTTCAGCCGCAGTTGCGGTACACGGATGCCCGTGTGGCAGATGCTGGATTCCAGAATCTGCTCTTCAAGGGCGCTCCGGTGACCTACGACAGCGACACCAATCTGGATACTAAGATGTACTTCTTGAACACTAAGTACATCAGATTGGTTGCTCATACGGAGACTTGGTTCCAGCCGACTCCGTTCGTGCGGCCCACAAATCAGGATGCGCGTTACGCGCAGATTCTCTGCTACGGCGAGTTGACTGTAAGCAACCGCGCCCGTCAGGGACTGCTTCGCAACCTGAACGACTAACTAGGAACATAACTTGAAACGAGAAATCGCTCTTGTTTACAGCAGACATGCTGAACTAGCAGGCTCACGCGGCTCCGCACCATCCCATTACGCACCCGGCTCACGCTCTGGTGCGAGGATGGTCCCCGGTGTGACCGGCAACTTGAGTGAACCTCCCATTTCTCGTGACGGGTTCTGTTCCGAAATGACCCGCCACGGGGTGCCCTGTAAAGCGCATCCCGTGGCGGAGTCAACCCTCTGCATCGGACATACGAGGCAAAAGGCTGCTTCCTAATGGCAAGCATGACGATTGCGGAAATGCGCGCGCAGGCGCGCGCGGTTGTAGACATCGACTCAACAGACATTTCCGACACCGTTCTAAACAACATGATCGGTCAAGGATTCAACTCTATTGTCTATAGTGAGAAGCGTTGGCCGTTCTACGATACCGCGACAACGTTTTCTACCGCCGATGGAACCAAGGATTACACCCTCGCTACTGTAGGCGCTTCGGTGACGCAGGGTTTACGTGACGTGGTTGCGCTACGCAACGACGATCACGTTATACAGTACATTGGTAGCGATGACGCTGATTCCAACTATCCGTTGAATGTTGCATCATCGGGTCAGCCGTGGGAGTGGAGTTTCTGGAACGAAACCGTTCGCTTCTACCCGACACCGGCTTCAGTCAAAACCATCTACGTTCGCGGGATCCGCAATGCAACCGATTTCGGAGCAGGTAGCGCAGACAGCGCAACCCCGGACATTCCCGATCCGTTTCATTCCGTACTCGTTACCTACGCCATCGCCAAATGCTATTTGCAGCAGGAAGATCCGACAATGGCGGACCAGTACCAGCGCGACTACATGATTGAACTTGACAATGTGGCGCGCAGATATTCTGATACGCCGTCACCACAGCCTCTGGTTGGCAATAGCCGCCGTTCAACCCGCTACCTAGCCGGGATGGGTCGTCTGCGGTACGCCAATACCGGTGGCGTTGAGTGGTAGCGGGCAATGGCCCGCAGAGAGTTCAAACTAGAGGTTCTTGAAGCCTTCACCGGGGGTCTGAACCTGCGTTCGGACCAGTTCAACCTTGCGGACAACGAATCTCCCGATCTGTTGAACGTGCTGGTCGATCCCCGTGGCGGCATTCGTATGCGTGATGGTGTGGATCGCCTCAATACGACAGCATTGAGTGCCGACATCAAGGGTATTTGGGGTTTCCACACCGATATCGGCACCAATCAGGTGATGGTCAACTACGGCACCGATGTCGCCTATGCCACTACGGGTAACTTTACCACCCTGACTGGTATCACGGCACGAACCGCTGGTTCGCGCGTGTATGGCATGACAATGAACAATGTCGCTTACGGGGTGTCTGGTGACAAGGTTGCGTTCAAATGGGATGGTTCCAGCGCAGCAGACCTTGGCCTCACGTTGGATGGCTCTGCGGGAAACTTCCCACAAACCCAGTATGTGGCCTTCTGGAACAACTTCGCGTGGGCGGCCAGCACGGTCGAATCTGGCACGAACTACAAGTATCGGGTTCGGTGGAGCAATGCGAACGACCCGGAGAGATGGGCTGCTGCCGACTATGTGGACATTGATAAGGGAGAACACGGTGATTACATCACCGGTATTCTCCCAATGGGTGATCGTCTACTGATATTCAAGTCCAACAGCGTGTATGCGATCTTCGGTTTCGATTCCGATTCGTTTCAGGTGGTTACGTTGACCAACAGCGTGGGTTCCACCCCGCTGTCGTCCCCGGTGCATTCACCATTCGGGGTGTTCTTCTGGTCAGCGGAGGAAGGCATTTACCTGTATAACGGGCAACAGTTTATTTGGTTGTTCTCCAAGTTGTCCCCGGCCTTGGATGACGCACGCATTCGCACAACGAACCCACCCCAGTTGGCGTGGGGAAACAACAAGTTGTATGTTTCAACCGATTGGGTTGAAAACGCTGTAACGACAAGGCGTGTATTCATTTATGATCCGACAATCAGCGCGGATGGTTCTTGGATTATGACCGATATTGATGTCGGTCCAATGCTGGCATACCGGCCTCCGAATGCCGCAGCCACCGTTTACGGCGGCTGTGTTGCCAACACGGGGATTCTGGTTGACGTGGAAGACGACCAGAACCGTACCAGCGACCGTTATGTTGGATCAACGGAAGTCCATATCGTTTCGTACTTTGTCACCCGGTGGGTGACAGGTAAGAACCCGATTGTGAAGAAGCGGTGGGGGCGTCCGCGTGTCGTGTTGTCGGCAGAGGCGACAATCACGTTGCCGATTCTGATTTACAAGGATTTCGACAAGTCTGAACAGACCAACTCTTTCAACCTGTCGGTAGCAGGTAAGGTGTCTCAGTCACGTTGGGATACGGCCAAATGGGATGACGCCGACCCGGCGTCGGCATATTTGGCGGAATGGGATGCCATTTCAGCGGATTTGACCGCAAATGTACAGAATCTGCCCACACTTGGGACAGGTAGAAGTGTTAGTATGAAGGTCAGCGGGCCTTCTTCCGACAACCATTGGGAAGTGAACGCTTTAGCGTTTACTTACACGCCAAGGAGACTCAGGTAAATGGCAACTCTTGCTGTTACGAATACGTTCTCCGCTGGGACGACTATCGTCGCTGCGGATGTAAACCAGAACAACGACGATATTGAGTTGTTCATCAATACCACACCCGGTGTTGTCCAGAATAGTGTTGTTGATGTACTGGGTGATTTGCTTGTTGCTACGGCTGCTGACGCAGTTGGCCGATTGGCGGCAGGAACCAACAATCATGTTCTGACAGCAGATAGCACCGTATCCGCTCATGGACTGAAGTGGGCCGCAGCCCCGACACCAACCACTATTACGGTCGCTGACACGACTGACGCGACCTGTTTCGTGGGTGTCTTTGAGTCCGTTACCGGCGATCTGGCCCCAAAGACCGATGCTGCATTGCTTTACAATGCCAGTACGGGTTCGTTGCAGGCCACGGTGTTTACTGGTCCTTTGACCGGCAACGTCACCGGTG